CCAACTTTAAACATCTTCAATGCTATAATTTTCGGATCTTGTTCAAAGAACGATTTGATCTCTTCGTGAAGCGCTTGACCAAGTTTCTTAACGTTATCCATAATAGAATTTTTGATACTTCTCTCCCTCTGTTGTTTAATACTTGATGAAGAGACTCTATATGTGGTTGACGTATCAACATCGCGCATAGTAAAGTAATCCACACCATAAATATTACCAATGAACTTGCTCCATTCATCTGGTGATTTACATCCCTTGTTGTGCTCATCTGAAATCATTTTGGCAACATTGCCCGAAAAAGCATCGTTACCAAAGAAATGAAATATCGTCATGATGTCAGTTGCACACATACAGGTGTATGAGTTTAAAAATTCCTGCTTAGCATTGCAAGTCGTTGGTTTATCATGGACATGATCCATCTGTGGTAACGCTCCTGTAATAAACGTATGCGACGCTGGAATAGGGGGCGGCGTGCCTTCCCAATTTTCCGCCATTACCTTTGCTAATTTATCTCGAAATTCTGTTTGCAAACCGAACCGATTCATAGCTACACGTTTAATGTATTCGACTCCGGTGTAAAAGTCTGTAATAGCGTATACCTCTGCGTTAATTGGATTAGAAAATGTCAATGTATACATATCCGCAGGTACTAATGGTGTTCCTTTAGCACTAGTGATACATGGATCATTTGCCATGGCGTTCTTGACTAAAACCTGATCAATAACTCCGGCTGTGCTCATATATTTAACGTTGATATCTAATCGAACGACAATATTTCTTCGTGCACACAAATGTAAACCTCCCGACCAGGATTTAATAAAAGGTTGCCCTACAATATCATCCTGTGCGTTGGTGACGACGAGTTGTGACTTGAAAAATGTCTTACCTTTTCCTTCAAAGGCCATAACCAATGACAATGGCGAGTCATCGACTACGTTTGTCAGTTCTTCCATAATTGTGGCTGTTTTTTCATCATCGAAGCATGCTTGAAATAAATCGTTGTATTGAACAATGGGTTGTCCATTGTATTGATCCCAATACTGATCATTAGGATTTCTGAAAAACGACAAATGATGTGGATTTTCAAATTGTGAAGATAATTTCAATACACGTGCGAGCTCGTTGACTATGTACGGTTGAAAGAAATACGACTTTCCTATACGTGGCGGACCGTGTATATATAACCAAAAAGGTGCTAACTTGCGCGACTCGTCTCCTAAGAGATGGTCAGGTATATATTTCAGCAAATTTTCCGTCCATGTAATCATCGTACGTAAATATGGCATAACAGTAATAGCGGACTTTGTTTTCGAAGCATGTAATGCGTTGTATTGTTCAAAATCCAAAAGTTCCTCATGAAATTTCTTAATCTCCATAGCTTGTGTAGAGTTGGTAATAGCTGACTTTTCATAACTCTTGGAGCGAAAGTTGTAATATTGCTCCACCAAAGGTGAAAAACGATCTTTCTCCATGAAAAAGGGTATATACCCAAAACGTGTTAATAAAAAGTCCGATGCAATCTCTACGGCTTTTCCTATAACTGATGTTAAAAATTCGTAAAGCGTCTTCGCATTTCGAATCGAATCCGCTGCAATCTTTAATCGACTTGTCATACGTGCCTTCGTCAAATATTCATTTTCTGAGGGGGGCGTGAAAACGTTTTTCAATGTGTACCAAATAGCTCGAAACATATTTTCGAACGCAGAATAATGAGTATCACCATTCGTTTCTATTTGTGGTTCAATAAAATCGTTTTCTTCCAATTGAATTTCATCGACCGTTTCTTCTAACGGTTCATCATCTTGTTCAGTATCTGAATTTTCCTCTCCCTTTCCAATGAATCTGTAAAATAA